TTTACTGGTATCGATGTCTTACAAGGAACTTATGTCAAGAATGTATTTACAGTTGATGGATCTCTGGATCAGAGATTTATTCTGAATAATTCCTTCATTGACTCTTCTACCATTGTCGTTAAAGTCAAAGGTATAGCAGATACTGGAGAAGGTAGGGAATATTCGTTAGTCAATAATATTTTAAATATTGATTCAACATCAGAAATCTTCTTACTGCAAGAAGTACAAGACGAAAAGTATGAGATTCTCTTTGGAGATGGATACTTTGGTAAGAAACTAGAGAATGGTGCTGTTGTTACTGTATCCTATATCATTACTGATGGTAAGGATGGTAATGGTGCTTCTAGTTTTGCATTCTCTGGAAGAGTTGTAGACTCTCTGAATAATGTTGTAGTACCTACGAATACGGTTACGGTTACTACCGTTTCTAGGGCATCTAACGGCGGCGACATTGAGAGTATTGACTCAATCAAATACTTTGCCCCAAGAATCTATTCATCACAGTACAGGGCGGTTACAGCACGCGATTACGAAGCGATTATTCAATCCATCTATCCCAACACAGAATCAGTTGCTGTTGTCGGTGGTGAAGAATTAGACCCACCACAATATGGTAATGTAATCATCAGCATCAAACCAAAGAATGGTGATTATGTTTCTGATTTTGACAAGCAAACGATTCTCAGCAAACTGAAGAATTATTCATTATCTGGTATCAATCAACAGATTATTGACCTTAAGGTTCTTTATGTTGAGATTGACTCTGCTGTTTACTACAATCCCTCTCAGGTCACAAATGTAAACAGTCTTAAAACATCCATTACAAGCATTCTGAATACTTTCAGCACATCAAATATCAATAAGTTTGGCGGCAGATTTAAGTATAGTAAGTTGTGTCAAACGATTGATAATGCAGATAATGCTATCACATCCAATATTACTAGAGTTATCATTAGAAGAAACCTCAAAGCACTGATTAATCAGTCTGCTCAGTATGAGTTATGCTTTGGTAATACTTTCCATTACAGTCCAGAAGGATTTAATATCAAGAGCACTGGATTTACTTTGGCAGGAAGAACTGGAACTTTCTATCTAACAGATACGCCAGGAACAAATGGCACTGGTGTCATATCAATTGTGAAAGAATCTACTTCTGCTGGAAAAAATATTATTGAAGTTAAGTCTGCAGGTACTGTTAATTACACAACAGGTGAGATTAATCTCAACACCTTGAATATTACATCTACAGTGAAAGAAAATAATATTATTGAGATTCAGGCATACCCAGAGTCTAATGATGTCATTGGTCTCAAGGACCTTTATCTTAGCTTCTCAGTTGCCGATAGCAAGATAAATATGATTAAGGATACTATTACTTCTGGCGAACAGATATCCGGTGTCGGATATAAGACGACTTCTAGCTACTTAAACGGAGAACTAAAGAGGGTATAAGATGATAAAAACTGGATTTGAGACGAGGGTAAAAGTTCAGCAAATTATTGAGAACCAATTACCAGAGTTTTTACGTTCCGAAAGTCCTAAGGCAGTAGATTTTCTAAAGCAATATTACATATCTCAGGAATATCAAGGTGCTCCAGCAGACCTTGCTAATAACTTAGACCAATATCTGAAGATTGATAATCTCACTCCAGAGGTTATCAGTGGCACTACCACTCTGTCTTCTAATATTTCTTCGTCCGTAGACACTGTACAGGTAGGTTCTACCAAAGGATTCCCTGCTCAGTATGGTCTTTTCCAGATTGATGATGAAATTTTTACCTACACTGGTATCACCACAAATACTTTTACTGGTTGTGTAAGAGGATTTAGTGGAATTACTTCTTATCGTTCAGAATTAAATCCAGAAGAATTAGTTTTCAAAGAAACTGAGCAGGCAGCACATACATCTGGCGCTACTGTAAAGAATCTGAGCTCTGAGTTTCTGAAAGAATTCTACAAGAAACTCAAGTATACCTTTACTCCTGGTCTTGAAGATGTTGACTTTGTATCCAATTTGGATGTAAACAACTTCATCAAAGAGGCAAGATCTCTTTATGAGTCAAAAGGCACAGAAGAATCTTTCAAGATTCTCTTCAGAGTACTTTATGGAGTAACTCCAAAGGTATATGATTTAGAAGATCGTTTAGTAAAACCCTCTTCTGCACAATATGTAAGAAGAGAAATTGTAGTAGCTGAAAGAGTTTCTGGCGATCCAAATAAATTAGTAGGACAAACAATTAAAAAATCTTCAGATTCAGCAACTCAAGCATCTGTGTCTGAAGTAGAGATTTTTACAAGATCTGGAATAAGCACATACTTCAAGATTGGTCTTTTTATTGGATATGATGATAGAGATTTAATCGAAGGCACTTTCGAAATTCAACCAAAAACAAAAGTCATTAATCCAGTTTCTGCTGGGGCATCGACCATCATAGTTGATTCTACAATTGGTTTTCCTGCTGCTGGCACACTGATTTCTGGTAATAATACAATTACCTACACATCTAAAACAGTAAATGAATTTTTAGGTTGTAGTGGTGTTGATAGTGCCATTTCAACCAAAGATGATATCACGACTGATGAAGTATTCTATGGATATGAAGATGGAGATATTACAAAGAAAGTTGAAATTCGTTTAACTGGAGTTTTGTCCAAGTTTGAAACAATTAGTGATATCAAACTTTCGACAGAAGGGCAGAAGGTATATGTAAAAAATGTTGGTGAAAAAATTGCAAACCCAGAGTTAGATAAAACTTATAAGCAACTCTTTGCAAATTCTTGGATTTATAATACAAGTTCCAGATATCAAGTTGATAGTATTAGTGGATCTAATTTTGTATTGAAATCTGAAGTAGACAAGTCTAGTCTTAGAGTAGGTGATGTTGTAGATATTTTATTAGGATCTACAGAAAATGTTGCTCATTCTAACGCTGTTGTAGCATCAGTATCTGGTAATCAGATTACACTGAATAATCTGGTAGGATTTACTGCTGACTCTACTTTAGATTACTCCATTAGAAGAAAACTGGAGACTGCAACAAGTTCTGGTACACCAATCATTTATGGAAATAATACCCTAACATCAAATATTCAGAGTCTCTATAATGAGAATGATGAATATTTTTATGTTGCGTCAAATTCACTGCCATCTTACGATATAACAAAAACGATTAAGAAGGCAACTATCGCAGCAGCTTCTTCGGCAAATATAAAAGGATATAATAGTGAGACTGAGAAGTATTCTATTATTTCTTTCACTTCCAGTGTCCCATTTATAACTGGAGATGAAGTCTATTATAAGCCAGAAGGAACTGCATTATCTGGATTATCTGAAGGGTATTATTATGTAAAAGTTTTAACATCAACAAACCAAATAAAATTATATCTGTCAAGATCACTGATTGTTAGTGATAATCCAATTGAATTTACTTTTGCTACAGCAAGTGGAGCACATAATTTTACATTATCATCTCAAAAGGATGGAGTAATCAGTCCACAAAAAATACTTAAAAAGTTTCCAAATCATGGAAACATAAAAGTTGGAAATGATACACAAACAATTCCAGGTTCTACTGGAATCCTTGTTAATGGTGTTGAATTAATTAACTATAAATCAGAAGACAAAATCTATTATGGTCCATTGGATTCCATTTCTTTATACAATGGAGGAAGTGGATATGATGTTATCAATCCACCTGAGATAACAATATCAGCACCAAGCAGTGGAACTACTGCTTTGGTAAGACCTGCTCTTAAGGGTCATTTACAAGAAGTTATCGTAGATAAGCAAGATTTTGATATTAAGAGAATTACTTCAGTTACTCTCACAGGAGGAAATGGAACTGGAGCTATTTTACAACCAGTTTTGGAAAAAAGATATCGTGAAATTGAGTTTGATTCAAGAGTTTCTACTAGTGGTGGTGGAATTGATATTACAGCAGATACACTCACATTTACAACTTCACATAATCTCTCCAGTGGAGATGCAATTATTTACAACAGAAATGGAAATAGTGCAGTTGGTGTAGGATCTTTTGGCGGAAGTAATGCAGATTTAGGAACTACATTAAGTAGTGGCTCAGTTTATTATGCACAAGTTGTTAATGGCACAACCATTAAACTTTACGAATCCCAATCTGACTACAGTAGTGGAATCAATACTGTTGGATTTACTACATCAAATACGCAAGGAATTCACAAATTCAGAACTTTCGAAGGAAGAAATACTTTAAGGTCTATTAAGGTTATCAATCCAGGAAGTGGATATGAGAATAAGAAACTCATAGTTAAACCGTCAAATGTATCTATTTCTGAAGATAATATTACATTTGAAAATCATGGATTCTCTGATGG